TTTCATCCCATTTTACCTAAATATCGGACTCTAGTCTTAGAGTCTGGTCATTTAAGTCTTGAGATCTTTGACGAGTTTTTATTTAAACAAGTCCCAGAATCTCAAAGAGATGTTCACTCTGGTTTCAGAGTGCCGACCCAAACAGAATTGGAAATCTTTCCTAGTCTAAAGTTAGCTACTCAATTAAATGAGAAGTTTAACTCTAGCCCTAGTTTAAAGAATATTCCTAAATCTGCAGGATCAGAAGTTTCTTCATTTGTGAAATCTCTGTTGAATAAGGACTACATTAAAAAAAAGAAAAAGAACATTGGTTCTTCTATTTTTCTTATTTGTAGCCAAGTTCTACAGTGAATATGCCTCTGTCTTAAAACGACAGGGTCATCCGTTCCTTTGGAACTTCTACAGTACCTTTGCTATCGTTTGTTTAAGATAGCAGAGTCTAGAGGAATTGCTTGAACAATTTTATATTGTAAGGCAATTCGTGGGAATTTAATGAGTTATTTTTCAAATAACCCTATTAAAGACCCTCTAGTTAAGTGTACGGTAGATGGTATTCCTATAGTACTAGGAGGTCTTATTCCTCATATACGTGGTAGATCATACATAGTAATATCTATGGTCTTCACTATATTATTGGCAACAAGAGCTCTAAGTATTGGAAAAATTCCTAACTTTGAACCAATCATTGCCCCCTCAAAAGAGGCAGACTATGATTTGTCTAAGCATATGGAAGATTTCTGACGTGCTATAGGATACCGTCCGGCAATCCATGGAAAACCTTGATCTTTAAGAGTACTTTTAAAGAATCTCGAAACTTTTAGTACTAAAAGTGGACCTAATGGTCATGCTTTAAATACTTCAGTTATTGATGCTTCTTTAATGCCTCAATCTTTAATCGACTCATTAGTTATAATGGGTGGACCTAAAATTGGTGCAGTACTCAGAAAGTTAAGAGAGCCAGTCATCACTGAATTTTGTAACAGTGTCATTCCTATTTTATCGGATAAACCGAGAAAATATGGAATTAGACGCCTTACTTGATTCGGTGATAAGGAAAATAAAGTGAGAGTTATAGCACTATTTGATTATTGAAGTCAAATTGTTCTTAAACCCTTCTTTATTTACTTAACTAATGCTCTTAAAAAGATTCCGCAAGATTGTACACTGGATCAGGGAAAGTTTCGTGAGTTATTGAAAAATAAAGATCATAGACATATGTATCATAGCATTGATTTATCAAATGCTACTGATAGATTTCCTATTTCTTTACAAGTTCAATTACTCAAGAAACAATTACCTGATGCCTACATCGATGCTTGAAAGGATGTAATGGTTGGATATCCCTTTATAGTGAATCCAAAAGGATCTGAAAAGAATTTGATTGATAAAGATCAAACCTTTTCTTATTCCGTTGGAACTCCTATGGGGGGATATACTTCATTCCATTCTTTTGCACTAACCCATCACTACATCATTTTCCATTGTTGTAAAGAGTTAGGTTTAGATTGAAGATCTTTACCTTATTGTTTACTTGGAGATGATATAGTAATAGGTCATGACGATGTAGCTAAGAAATATAAAGAAATCTTAATTCTCATCGGAGTTGATTTTTCTGCAGCAAAGACTCATAGTAGTTATTTCTTCTATGAATTTGCTAAAAGATTAATCCTCGACGAAACTGAGATTTCTCCTTTTCCTATCAGTGCCATGCCAGAATGTGGTAAATCATTCGTTATGATGACCACACTTCTGCATGAATT